CCTCGGGCTGGACGAAGTCGCGCTCGACGAACTCTTCATCACCGCTGCAGGGCTGTAATCCTCGCGGCCCACCCGGGCCCGGTCACAAACCGCAAGACACAGCCCGCCTCGGTGGGTTTTTTTTCGTCCCATCGAAAGGCAGCAATGAGTATCAGCAAGGTCACCCCGCCGGAAGTCGGCAGTTACGCCGGCGCCCTGGTAACAGTCGCCACTTCTCTCACCCTGACTGAGTTCGGAGTGATCGTCGGCATTGCCACGGCGCTTCTCACGTTCGTGCTGAACGCCTGGTACACGCACCAACGCAATGCGCGCGAGCACCTGCTGGCCGAGCTGGACCGTCGCGAGCGAGAAGTGCGCCTCGCGCAGTTGCAGGCCCAGCTGATGGCACCGCTGGCGAAACAGTAACGCGCAACATATTCAGTGCCGGCGCCGCCGGCGCGCAACCCAAAGGACAGATCGTGAAATTCATTGACGACGCACGCGCGCAATTCCCGAAACTCTGGTCGGTACGCTTCGCGCTGCTGGCCGCCATCGCCTCGGCCATCGAGGCCGGCATGCACCTTTACGCCAGCGGCACCGCGCCCATCCTGGTGGTGGCCGCTGGCCTGACCTCGCTCGGCGCCGCGATCGCGCGCGTGGTGGCGCAACCGTCGGTGACCGGTAATGGTTAAGGGCGCACCAACCCAGCGGCGCGGCCTGGTCGCGCTGGTCGGCGCCGTGGCAGCGACGGCGCTGCTTAGCTTCACGCCGGCGTTCGAAGGCACCAAGTTGTCCACCTACCGCGACATCGCCGGCGTGCTCACGTATTGCACCGGCGCCACCGAGGATGCTGCCTGGGGCAAGACGTACACGCCCGCGCAGTGCCGTGCCCAGCTTGACCGCGACCTCGAGCGGCACGCCGCCGGCATCGCCATGTGCATCCCGCTCGCGCACCTGACCGATGGCCAGAAGGTTGCCTTCGTCGACATCGCTTACAACATCGGTGTGAGCGGCTTCTGCGGATCGAGCATGGCGCGGCGCACGAACGCGGGCGACATGGTGGGCGCCTGCAACGCGCTGATGGCCTGGAACAAGATCACTGTCCTGCGGCCGGTAATCGGTGAGGACGGCAAGCCGGTCAAGGATGCGAGCGGCAAGGTCGTGATGCGCAAGGTGCTCGAGGAAGTGCGCGGCCTCACGCGCCGACGCCAGGCCGAGCGCGAGCTGTGCGTAAAGGGGCTGCCATGATCCCGGTTCAGTATCGCGCGCTGGCGGCCGGCCTGGCCCTGCTGCTGACGATGGCACTGGCCGGCGCCGCCGGCTGGTTCACGAACGGCTGGCGGCACGACGCCGAGATCGCCGATCTGCAGCGCGCGCATGCGGAAACCATGCGCAGCCAGTCGGAGCTGGTGCTGACCACACTGCAGGCCGACGCCACACGCATTACCGAGGCGGCCACCGAGTTCGCCACCATTCAATCCACCCTGGCGCCGCGCATGTCGGCGCTCACCAAGGAGCTGCGCAATGCACCGAAACTTCCTGATGGCTGTGTGCCTGACCCTGTGCGGGTGCGCAACCTCGACGCCGCAATCGAAGCCGCCAACAAAAGCATCCCTCGATAGCGCGTTGGGGGCGCCATGTCCAGTGATTGAGCGGCCCGGCGCCGACGATTACGACGCATGGCAGATATGGGCGATCGAACTGCTGCACCAGTACGCTATGTGCGCAGCGCGCCACGCGAAAACGGTCCAGGCCTGGCCGAAGTAGGGCACCAGGTCAGTTTCGTAGTTTGCCTAGGAGCTATCTTGTTTCAGTCCCAGAAAATTTCCACGATGCACGCCCTATACTGTATATCCGTACAGTATTAATGAGAGTTCGTAGAAAAATGGCAAATCCAATCATTCCCTGGCTCGGTGGCAAAAGACGCCTAGCCGATCACATCTTTCCTCAGTTCCCTGCTCACGATTGCTATGTGGAAGTGTTTGCCGGCGGTGCCGCTCTCTACTTTCTCCGACCACCTGCAAAAGTCGAGGTCATCAACGACATCAACGGCGAACTGGTCCGCCTGTACCGAGTCGTGCAACACCACCTCGAAGAATTCGTGCGCCACTTCAAATGGGCATTGGCCAGTCGCGAGGTGTTCAAGTGGCACCAGGAGACGCCGCCGGACACGCTGACCGACATTCAACGTGCAGTGCGTTTTTTCTACCTGCAGCAGCACGCTTTTGGCGGCAAGGTAGAGGGGCAATCCTGGGGCACAGCCACGACCGCACCGCCCATCAACCTGCTTCGGATCGAAGAAAATTTGTCGGCCGCACACCTTCGTCTATCCGGTGCTTATATCGAAAACATGGACTGGGCCAAGCTGATGGATCGCTACGACCGACCCCATACGCTGTTCTACCTGGATCCGCCTTACTGGGAGACAGCGGGCTACGGAGTTGACTTCGGTTTGGAGGAATACGAGAAGATGGCCTCGATGATGGGACGCTTGAAGGGCAAAGCGATTGTTAGCTTGAACGATCATCCCGACATCCGCCGAATCTTTGCAGACTTCCAGATGGACACCGTCCCAATCACCTATACCGTTGGCGGGGGTGGTCGTGGCGCTGAGCGAAATGAAGTCATCATTTACAGCTGGGATCGCGCTGCTGAACCTGCTGGCTTATTCTAGACTTCGGCCGCGGCGCGGGTGATGGCCCGGCGGGTAGCGACGCCGGCGTCATCGCCGTGCTGCTCGTTGGCCGACTCCAGATTGCGGCCCACCACACGCGTCTCCTGCTCGTGTATGTATATTTCAAGTCGGCGGTTCACCGCCAGGTCTAGCGCATCGCCACTGAAAATTAGCGGATTCCAGCTGTGCACGACCGGACCGTCGGCGAAGTGCAGGTTGACGTAGCCCTCGCCATCGACCACTTCAACGTGCACGGCGCCGATCGCGCGCGCCGCTCGCTCCAGTAGCGCCAGATCGGCCACTGGAATGTCGACGCGCGGCGGCGCCGGCGGTTCGTCCAGGTCGTCGTAGATCTCGTTACCCATAGTTCCCCTCCTATGCTGAGGCGATTCTACCGCATCGGTTTGGACGCCAAAATCGTTTCCGCAACTATGCCGGCAAACCAATGTAAACAATGGGTTGGGTACGTCTAAATAGACCTGCCTGCGGAAATGATATTCACTCAAGTTGTTGAATTTTAAGGCTTCGGCGGGAGTCTTGAAAACTGCATACATTTTGGATGGACGAGCAATAAAGTCTGACACAGAACAGGAAAGTGCAACACAAAACAAAAAAATTTGACAGAAAAGGTCAAGGCGAACATGCTCTGGCGAACTTCCGCTTTTGGCCAAAGCAGTCGTTGAAATCAAGGCGTTAGATATGAGTGATAACGAAGACCATCTTCTACCCTATGGTCCAGAAGAGGACAGACTGCTTTTATTGGTTGCGGACGGTAACTATGAACGATGAAGAATCAGTAAAAACAATTCTCGATCGCTATGTGAGCCTGTACTTCGAAAATTTCGTTTCAGCTAGCCGGGGATGTTCGGTCCAGAACATACGAACGATGATTAAGGTTGCTGATTTCAGCGCGGAGCTATGCCGCAGTGATTTTGCCGGGATACCGAAACAACCGGTAGCCGACACAAACGCTATAGTTAGAGGTATTGGCGAACTGTTGCCAAAACTTATAGCGCATAGCGGGCAGGAGCAAGTTGTCGAGATAGGCAACGGGCCGGAGGTATTTTCAACGGCGCGTGCAACCCTGAGGGAGACCGGTGCCCTGTTGCAGTTTCAACGAAGTGCGAATGCTGAACAATATGGGTTGACACGGTGCCATGTTGTCGCAGCTGACGTAATCGAAATCAGGCAGGCGGTGGCAGACGAAGAAGCGTTAGAACATGCTGACCGCAATGCACTTCTCGACGAGGAGCACGCTGATCGAGCCGACGTTCTGCATCGTATTGATACTTTAATTAAGCAGACGCTTCAATCTCGTCGTACTGGCGGCTATGCCGGCTCCAGCCAGGAGCTTGCTGCTTACAAAGACATCGGCCGTCAATCTTTAGAATTTTATGTGTCAGAATACGTGGAGGCAGAAGCCTTTGCTGATTCATCTAAAATTGGGCCTCTCACCTTCGCGCAGTGGAAGAGTATTGCCATTAATGTGTGTGCACTTGGATTTGCCAAAGCATTATTGGAAGATCTCGACCTTTTCGAGCGTGGTCAATTTACTGTGGAAGGATTTTCGCTGATGCCACCGACCCGGATCAGCGCTGAGGAGCTGCGCGAGTGCTTCCATGTTCCAGAAGTCTCAGGTTGCCCGGACCTGTTCGATCAGATTTCCTCGTGCCTTATCCTTAGCGAAGCAAACATCGACGCTGATTTTGGTCAAGACGGGGCACAGCCCATCCTCGTGCGAGTCAGAGACGAGGTACTCTTGCCGCGCTATACTCGTCTAGGTAACCCATATATATTTCTTGCTACACGACTGGCGCAGGTTTATCAGCACGAACTTCGGCGGATCGTTTCGGAGCGCGAAAAAAAATTTCAAGATGATCTGACGCAGCGCCTAAGCCCCCAATATTATTTGTTCGGAAGACCCAATGTCCCTCTCTATCGTGCTAATAGAACTTTACTGACGGACATTGATTCTGTCGTGTACGAAAAAGAAACGAACAGCCTTTACTTAATTCAGTTGAAATGGTTTGCTATATATGAAGACTTTGACGAGCGTGAGAACCAATACGAGAAACTGCGAGAAAAGGGTAATGAATGGATCGAAAAGGTACAGGGATGGGTCGACAGAACGCATCCTGTTAACGTGCTAAAGCATGTCGGCCTTGAGAGTGTCAGCATTAATCCCGAGACTTTGCAGATTCGGTTGATCATGTTGAATCGGGGGTGGACACGGTTCAGCGGCAAAGAAATGTTCGGCACTAAGGCTGCGTGGGTGTCGTGGTCACGCTTTTCTTGGATGCTCCGTGGCGCGCAACTGCGCGAGTCACAGCTGGACGAAGCGTGGCGTCGAGCGATGCAAATCCAAGTGCCCCCCCACAATCCGGCAGGCAGCCGTCACGAGCATCGGTTCCCAAAGTTAACAGTAATTTTATACGACTAAGCGCTCGAAACGTCCGCTTTGGGGCGACCGCGCCGTTCGAATAGGGCGAAGTAATCAGGAGGCTACTCTAACTTTATTGTTACGATCCTGAGATCTGTGGAGCTTCGACTTGCGTTTGTGTCCAAACTTATTCGCATGCCCAGGATGTCGAAATCGTTTGCCATACAGCAGGCTTGTATTGAACTTGATTGTTATCCCCAATCTTGCTGAAACCTCTTAAAAACCGCTCCACAAAATTTACAGGTACCGCATGGATGCTGGCTTGTAGAGCAATGGATTTGTGATTTTTGTGGAGCAGCTTTCAGTCGCAAACCCGCATGGTTAAGCCGTTCCTTGATCAGCTTCCCAAGCTTACGACGAGGGTTCGATTCCCTTCACCCGCTCCACTCATGACCTAACGCGAACGCCTGGGTTCAAGACTTCCCCGAATCGACAGGCACATCGCCGCTTCGTATCGGCTTCACCAGCTCCCACTCATTATCGGACAATGGACGCGCTTCAGGGGCAT